ATGCTTCGCCTGGTCAGTTATGCCCGGCACGTCATTGGCCACCAGCGGGCCGACGCCGAGGAGTTGCTCCACGAGGCTATCCTGACCTGCCACCGCCGCATTGAGGCCCGGGGCTTCCAGGGCGAAGACGATGCCATGGTGGGCTACCTCTACCAGCAGATCAAGCACGAGTACGATTGCCAGCGCCGCTCGGCCCGCCGGCATCCGGAGCACGAGCTGCCGGGCCAGGTGCCCGACCAGCTGGAGGAGGCCCCTACCCCGGCCGGGCCGTGCCCCGATGCCGTGCACGTGTTCCTGCACCAGCACTTCTCCCCCGCCGACTGTGCGCTGTGGGAGTATCACTTGGCAGGCGTCACGCTGGAGGAAATCGGCTTTCTCACCGGCTCGACGAAAAGCACCGTGCACCGGCACCTCGATAAAATCCGGGAGGCGCTGCGAAAGGAGTTTCGCACCTGGGACGACGACCAGGACTAAACCGGCACTACCCCGCCCGGCACGCCCAGCGCCGCGGCGGCCACCAGGAAGCGCCGCTCCCGGTCGGCGTAGCCGTTGGTGCCACCATTGATACGTTTAGTGATGGTCAGGAAGAAATTCCCGTCGGCCAGCGCGTTCAGGTTCCGGCTGCTCCAGTACCACCCAGCCGACAGCGCGGCGTACAGTGGCTGCTCCAGTAGCAGCGGGTTGGCCACGAAGTCCACCCCGAAGGCCTTGCTGAGCGCGAAGTAGTTGGCGCGGCCCGTAATCTGAATGAGGCCGCGCCCCCGGAAGCGCACCCCGTCGCCGGGCTGCACGTTGCCCAGATCCTTCCGGCCCTCATAGGCGGCTCCGCTGGCATATTCGCGCACGGCATCGAGGCCGCACGACTCGTGGCCAATCTGAGCCAGGAAGTGCGCCACCCGGAGCGGGGTGTTAATCTTGTACTTGGCCAGGGTCTTGTTTACTGGCTCCAGAAACTTGTCGGCCTCGGCGGCCGTGCAGCCGATGAGGGCTGCCATAAGGAGTTGTTTGGTCAGTTGCACGTGGGCAGCTAGTTAAGAGTGGGGGTATCCTCGCAGGTGAGCGAGGCTAGGGCCACAACGACCCCGCCGGCGACGACGCAATACCCGCCGGCAATCGGTAGCCAGGGCGGCAGCACGGGAGCGGCGGCGGCCATGGCTGTGCCAGCCGAGCCCAGAAATAACCCAAACCGGCGTACTTTTTTCCAGAAAGCCGGCGTCGGGGCTTTCAAGCGGTGTAGTATTTCCTGCATTATGGAGCTAGTGAGAGGTAGACAATAGAGCCCAGCACCGTTGTAAGCCCGGCTACCAGCCACCCCCGCCGGCGGGCCCGGCCCTGCCAGAGCTGAGAGCGTTGCTGGCTCACGTCGAGCCGGCGGCTGAGCAGCTGCGTGGCCCGGGCCGAGGAATCGGCGGCCGAGCGGAGCGTGACTACCTGCCGGCGCCGGAGGCTGTCGGCCGCGGTGAGCTGCACGAGCAGGCGGGTTTGCACCTGGTGCGCCTCCCGGAGCACATCGTAGCGCCGAAGGGCGTCGGTTACAGTATTTGCCTGAGTCCGGGGCACACAAATCATGTCATCCTGAGCAGGACGAAGGACCTTATTGGTAGTCTGACAGGTAGCGCGTAACGCGGTCAGCAGGCCAAGCAGAAGCAGGAGTGCGGCGAATTTCTTCATTGCGGGTTTGGAAGGTTTTCAGCTCCCGGCGCGTACGGGCCAGGGTGCTGTCGTATTCGGTGAGTTGAGACTGTTGCCAGCCGGCCAGCAGCTGCAGGCTGTCGGCCGTGCGCTGGAGCCGTGCCACCCGGGCGGCTTCGGGGTTGGGTTTGGGCTGGCAGGCCGTAGCCAGTACCAGGCCCATGAGCAGGAGCTTCCTCATATGTCGGAGGGGTTGGGAGGTGGAATAATGCCCTTGGATATCAGCCACCGCGTGAGCGAGTCGTGGCTTTTGCGGAGGCTGGTATTCTCGGCGTCGATGCGCTCCACGTGCTCGGCCAGTCGCTTCGTTTCGGCGGCGTTGGTGTTGAGGGCCGCCGTCAGGGCTTTGACGTTGCCCACCAGGTCCTTTGCATTCCAGGCCAGCAGGCCGAAGGTTGCCGAGCAGAGCGTGCCCAGCAGCAGTTTTATAATTTCTTCTACTGACACGGTTTACAGGACAATGCCCCCGGAACGGCGGCGAATGGGCGTATAAGGGGGAGCTTCGGGGTACGTGGTGCGGCGGGCCTCAATCCACTTTTTCAGGTCGCCGGTGCGGTCTTCCGCTTCGGTCTGAATAGTTTTCTTCAGCTCGTTGTAGGCCCCGGGGCTCAGGGGCTGGCCACTATCGACGAGGCCGGAGTTGGTGGTGCGCAGGTTCAGGAAGGGCAAACTCTGGAAGTACACCCACTGCCCTAGCATCGGCTCCAGTGCGGTATGCAGCTCGTCGAGGCGGTCGGGCATCGGCACGGGTTGCGGCTGCTGCTCGGCCCGGTAGGCGTCGCACACCAGCTCGTAGAGCGGCCCCAGTACCGGCACCAGGTACTTCTCCTGCGCCCGGATGATGCGCGGCTCGAAGTAGGTAGGCGACACATTTCTCTCCACGTCGGTAAACTCGTGGATGCGGCTTGCGGCGAGTAGTTTAGTTTCCATCGAGGGGGGCGGCGTAGTTGAGCACCTTGCCGGTTTTTGGATCCAGATAATTGAGAATGCTCACCACCTCCACCGACCGGAATGAGCGCCACGCCTTTTTGCCGTAGTCGTAGTAGGTTTTCGTGGTGCGCGAATACGGCCGGAAACTCTTGGGCTGCTTGCTGGCCGGCACCAGCTGCAGGTTGCGCGTCCCCTCGGCCAGCCGAATGCGCCCCTTGGGGCTCCCACCCCGGGCCGAGCCATCGGTTACCGTCTGGTAGGTGAAGCGCACGGCCGTTTTGCCCAGCAAGTCGAGCAGGTACTCCTTATTGCCCCACTTCTTGCGCTGGTGGAGCTGTACCCGAAGCGTCCTAGCCATCACGTAGCGCCTCCAACACCGTGCGCTGCAGGCTTTCGCCGGTATCGGTGGGGTTTGGGTCGGGACCCTCTCCCATCTCAGCCTTTTCCTCGGCAGTGAGCTCCGGCTCATCAATCCATTTCCGGAGACGCGAGGCCGGCAGAATCTGCTCGAGCAGGTTTTCCGAGAACGTCATGCGCACCGGCAGGCTGGTGGTGATGTCGAGCGTCTCCACGGCCTCCTCCTCCACGTCGCAGTACTCGAGCAGCCGGCGGAAGTCTTCACAGAGTTCCTCCTGCTCCGGGCGGCACTCGGTATTGTAGAACAGCTCGTAGGCGTTGCGCAGCTCGTTGCCGTTGCCGCCGAGGCTACCGGTGCCGGGAATGCCGGCAATCACCGGCGAGGTGAAGCCGTTGGCGGTGAGAATCTTCTGCTGGCAGAGTTCGGCGTAGGTATCGTAGAGCGTTTCCCCATTGGCTGTCGTGTAGCTCAGCAGCTTCGTGGACTCCGGATCCGTGATACCGGTCATCACCATCAGCGACTTGCCGCGGGCCCCGGTGAACTTGTCCTGAATCTTCTTCTCGAATTTCTGGGCTGCCTCCTCCGGCGTCAGCCCCTCCCCTTCCGGCTCCTCCTTCGTCACCAGGATGGTGTTCACGGCGAAGCGGTTCTGCACGTTGCTCAGGTGGAACTCCGACAGGTCGCGCTCCAGCTGGGCGTAGTTGATGGCCGCCCAGTACTCTGGCTCCGGGTAGTACTCGATGTCGTCCGACTCGGTGATGCTCACGTAGAGCTGCCGCTTCTGCTCACGGGCCAGCTCCGGGTTGAAGGCCGGAATGGATACCGGCTTATTCTTGCCCCGGGGGTTGGCCCAGTCGCGCGACACGAAATACTCCTCACTCTCCCCCTCGTCGTTCCACTTGCCAAAGCGCACCTGCTTGAAGCGCTGGTAGTGGAGCTGGGTAATCTGCGTGCCGTCCTCATTCCAAATGACCTGCACCGCCCACCCGCGAAAGGTGCGCTTGTCGAGGGTAATCTGCTTGAGCAGCTGCTTGGCCGAACGCTTACCGTCGATTTTCTTGAAAAACTCGAACAGCTTGGGGGCGTCCTGTTTATCGACGGCAAAGCCACTGCCGGCAATGAGCCGGGCGGCCGTGTTGATGCAGCGGGCCAGCGTCGTCGAGCGTTTTTTGATGGCCAGCAGCTCGTCGAAAAACAGGTTGTTGGCCCCAATATTCACCCACTCGCCCCCCGTACCCTTGGTTTTCACCACGGGCGGGGCGGGAATGACGAGCGAGAGGGCCACGGAAACGACTTGCATGAAAGAAGCTTAGAGGAGGTTGAGAAAGCCCGGAATGAGGGCGGCGGCTACCCGGTCGGCCTTGCGGGTGGCCTGGCTGGCGAGGCTCACGGACAATTCCACGCCGGGCGTGTCGGCGACATCGAGCGAGAGGCCGAACTCGGCCCCGGCCCACCACCAGCGGCCCTGCAGGTCCTGGGCCAGCGCGTGCACCGGGCCGGTGGCCAGGTCGAGGGCGGCCCCGGCGAGGGAGCCGGCGGCATCGGTGGTGGAGAGGCTGAGCTTCTGCGTGACGAGCGGCCCCTGCTGCGTGAGCTGGCCCTGCTCCGAGAGCTGGCCAACGGTGCGGCCCACCAGCAGCAGACCGCCGGCAACGGAAAGGCCCAGCGTACTCACCTCCCGCCGGTCGGGGGTCGAGTAGAAATACTCGACCCCCGGTTGGAATGGTGTGAGCAGCAGGGCCCGGATACCCATTGCCGAATAGGTAGCCCCGGCCATCGGCTTAGGCGACCAGGGCGGCTTTGATGCTGTCGAACGCGGCCGGCGCCACTTCCAGCGGCCGGCCGTTTTCGGCACCGGCCACGGCAATGTCGTAGCCGTTCAGGTCGCCGGCGGCGGCCCCGGTCGAGCCGTCGTTTTTCTCCGCCTGCAGGCCGTTGAGAATGCCAGCAATCCAGCGCTTACCCCGGCGGTCGGTCACCAGGTACGTGTGCGGCTCCAGGTCCATGGCCGCAGCGGCGGCCGATTTCTCCTGCGAGGCACCGCCCAGCACCAGGGCGAGGGTTTGCTTCACGTAGGTGGAGGCCCCGAATTGGGTGGCGAAGTCGAGCTTTACCTTGTCCTTGTCGGAGTCGAGGGCGACCACCTTCACACCGGCGGCAACTACGGCCGTGGCCACGCTGCCGTCCTGGGCGTAGGTGTAGGTAACGGAAGGCGTCACGCCATCGGCCAGGAACGTGGCGAAGGCCAGCACCGTCACGAGGGCACCGCCCTGGTTGTAGGCATTGGCCTGTTTTACTGAGTTAGTGAGCTTGGGCATTATCGGGGGAAATTTCAGTGATAGAATCAGCGTCACCGCCGGCGGCAGCCAGGGCCGCATTTTCGTCGAAATAGGCAGTGCCAGCTACCACGTAGCCCTTCTCCAGTCCGTAGCGCTGGAGCAGCTCCCGGATTTCGGCGTGTTCGTCGGTCGGCTCCTGCTGCTCAGTTGCGGCCGGCTCGATGGCAGCATCCTGGGCCGGATGGGTCTGCTTGTAGGCTTCGAACTCCTGCTGCAGCTGCTGGAGCTTTTGCTCGGCTTCGATGCGGCCATTCTTTTCGCGCGACACCGACAGCTTCAGCCCCTTCACTTGCTGCTCCAGCTTCAGCTCAGCCTCCGACTTCGTGATGGGCAGGCCCGACTCGGCGGCCGTGGCCACCGATTGACGCGGGGCAGTGGCTTCCACTGCCCCGGTCGTTTCGTTGGTTACTGCGTCCATCTTAGAGCGAGAGCACCTTTTTACCAGAGTTGAGCACCGTCGTGTCGGCGGCCGCTACCATCTTGAAAAAGAGGTCGTCGGAGTAGTTATTCACCTTGCCAACTTCGAAGGTGCTGTCATCCGACGTCAGGTCGCAGGCGTGCACGAAGTCACCATCTTCACCGGCCTTGCCAGCGAAACGAGGGCCACCGGTGGGCACGAACTCAACCGGCACGTTCAGGAACGTCACCTTGGCGTCTTTGCCCTGGCCTGTTACCACGAACTTGTCCTTGAACTCGGCGTTCAGGTTGGCCAGCTGCAGAATCTGGAAATCGTCGAGGGGTGCGAAGATTACCACGTTGCCCTCCTCCAGCTCGGCTTTGTCGATCTTCTTGTAGATGTCGGCGTAGGCCGTCACGATGTTGCTTTCCACAACACCGCCGGCGGGAGCCGCTACAAACTTCACCACACCACCGCCCACAGTGCTGTCAGTAGCCGAAATCATGCGGGCAATCAGACCATCGAACTCGCCATCTGGCTGAGCAGCGGCCCACGCCTTCTGAGCGGCGGGAACACCGGCAGCGCCCGCAATCGTGGCCTTCGTCTCAGGCGTAATCGATTGGTAGATCAGCTCCTCGTAGCTCTTACCCATGCGGGGCACGAGGTAGGTGGTGGTAGCCTTCTCAAACTCCGTCGAGCCGATGTTGGCCGCACCGGGTGCCATGGAGGCACCGAAGCGGGTGGAGCGCAACTGGTTCATCAGCCAGTTGTCAAAGGCCATGATTTTCTTCGGCATCACCTTCCGGTCGCCGAATTTCATGTCATTCTTAGAAGCCAGGGCGTCGATATCGGTTTCCCGAATCTTCTCCTTGTACTTCTGCCACGCCACTTTCCCCGAAATCGAGGTCAGAATGCGCTCATTCTTCACGTTATCCTCCTGGCGCAACAGTCGGCGCTCGGCGGTACGGTTGGCTTCCAGCACGGCCGCGTAAATCTCTTGGGCGTGCTCACCGGTAAAATTGATAGGATTGTACTCCATGAGTGAATTGGCCCGAAGGCAGGTTGAAAAAAGGTGGTAGATTATTTGGTTTCGGCCTTTTTACCGTTCGCCTGGGCCGCACTCAGGCGCTGTTTCCACACGGGCATTTCGCCAGCTTGCTGCTCGGCTTTCTCGGCGCCTTTGTCGCCGGCCAGCTTCACGGGAGCAGCGGCGGGCTTGGCCTTGAGCTTCAGGTTGGCCTCGGCCAGCTCAGCCCGGAGGTTGGCAATGACCGTTTTGTCGGCCTCGGCCGCCTTCTCGGTGGCTTCGAGCTGAGCTGAAAGAGTTTCGGTGGTTTCGTACCACCACTGGTCGAGCGACACCTTGAACATCACGCCGTCCGCCGTCTTGTACTTGCCGCTCTTGAGCAGCTGGCCCGACGCGTCGTAGAGCTTTTTGGAAATCGGGTCGTGCTTGACGACCTCGCCCGTATCGAGCGTGATTTCGGCCATGGTCACGGCCGCCGGCGTCTCGGTGGTATCGGCCTCGGCCAGCTTCTGCTCGGCCATTTTCATGTCATCGCTAGCTGCAGTGGCCTCCAACTCATCTCCGGCATACCACTTGTGCACCGTGCCGTCGGGAAGCTTGACGGCATAGAAGCCGTCTTTGACTTCGGCAATGGTCAGGGCCAGGCCTTTGTGCTCCGGCATGTGCTCCTTGCCGGCCTGCACCTTCACGGCGTCGCCGCTGGCAAACGTGGCGGCCATAGCGGTGTCAGTGGTATCCGTAGTATCAGCCGCGGCCACTACCTTCATGCCGTCCTTCACCACCAGCTCGCCACCGTCCTTGAGTTTGTAGGTACCATCGGCCACCAGCTCGCCCCGGTTGCCCTCGGCATCGAGGCTGAATACCTCGCCGGTGGTGTCGTCTACTTCCACGCTCGAATCGTCGTCGAGCGTGAGCATGGCCAGGCTGACGCCGACCACGAGTTTCTTCAGCTCACTGAAGAACGCGGCCAGTTTATTGGCCGGCTTGGGGGTTTTCTGCACGGATTTGGGGGTTGGTTGAATGGAAGAAAGCTGCGCGGAGAGGGTGGTGTAAGCCAGCAAACCCTCGATGGAAAAGCCCTTCACGTTGCCGGTTTCCACCTCATCGGCCCAGAGCTTGGCATCCGTCACCTTGTAGCTGGCCATCCACGTGCCCACCGGCACCTGCTCGGCCGTGAAGCCCAGCGCGTAGGCCTTGTCCTGGGTGCTGTCCGTCACCAGCCAGGACTCTTTACAGAAATTGCCCTCCAGCGCGGTGTCGTGCTGCAGGTTGGTGGCGTGGGTGTTCTGCTGCTCGTGGAAACGCTCGTGCATCTGCTCGATGCACTCGGCTGAGAAGTTGAGGTAGTAGAGCTGGCCCTTGTCGTCGAGGCGGGCAATCTGCTTGTTGGGAATGAGCACCGGCCCCGTGAGCACCTGCTTCTTGGCATCGGCCTTCAGGGCCACGGGTAGCGTCTGCTCAGCCGACAAGGCCACGAAATCCACGCCGATAGCGGGCTTATCCACGAACGAAACCAGGCTCACTCCTACTTCCGGAGCGGCGGGCGCGAACTGAACGGCGTACACGGGGGGCTTTTTCTGCGGCATGTTGCCCCTATCACGCCGGCCCCTCCGATTTTTCCCACGGGCACCGGGAAAAAAGCATCCGGCGGCCGTGATAGAGGCATGATAACCAAAGCCTACAAAATCACAATTGACGGGCAGGAGGCTCTCGCCACCACCGGCCAACTGAAAAAGGAAATCGAGCGGCTGGAGGAGGAGCTGGATAAGGTCCAACTCGGCTCACCGGAAGCCGACGCCTACGTGCGCGAGCTGGGCAAGGCCAAGGCCGCGCTCAAAGGGCTAGAGGAGTCGATAGACGTGGCCTTTGATAAGGACAAGGCCGGGGCCTTCGTCGATGCCGCCGCCGGTCTGGCCGGTGCGTTCGAAGTGGGCACGGTGGCCGCCACCAACTTCGGCCTGGTGTCGGCCGAGAGTGCCGAGGCCTACCAGAAACGGCTCACCGAGCTGATTGCCGTAGTGCAAGGCCTCGAAGCCGTGCACAAACTCACCACCAACGAAGTATCCACCGCGCTAAAGGGGGCCTGGTCGGATGCCAAGCGCGTTATTCTGGGCTACCTGGGCATTGGCGAGGCAGCCACGGCCAGCGGTACCGCCGCGGCCACCAGCGGCAAGGTGGCCCGCCTGGCACTGGCCAGCATCGGCATTGGCGTACTACTGCTGCTGCTGGGCCTGGTGGTGACCAACTGGGATAAAATCACCGGCGCCGTAGAGCGCAACCGGGAGAAAGTGGTGGGAGCCCTCAAATACATCTCCCCTCCTATCTACGGGCTGATTTCGCTACTCGACGAGGTAACCAAACGCTTCGGCGGGCTAAGCCAGCTGGCCTCCGGGCTGGGCGCGGCCCTGGTGGAGAGCTTCAGCGTCGCCGGCGACGTGCTGGGCAAGCTGCTGCAGGGCGACGTGACCGGGGCGCTCGACGAGGCCCGCAAGTTCGGCACCCGCACGAGTGAGGCCTTCGACAAAGGCGTTACCGAGAAAAACGCCGAGCTGGCCGAGGAGCGGGACCGAAAGGAAGCCGTGGGCCGGGCCGAGCGCCTGAAGCGCCAAATTGCCGAGGAGGAGGCCGCCGGCCGGGAGGTTTTCGCGCTTAAAAAGCGCCTGCTCGACGAGGAAATAAAGCAGCTGGATAAATCGGCAGCTGACTACGCGACGAAGCTGGCCGATAAGCAGTCGGAAATCCGGGCCCTGACCAATGCCCATACGAAGCAGCTGGCCGACGATGCCGAAAAAGCCCGTAAGGAAGAGGAGGCTAAGCAGAAGGCAGCCACCGAAAAGGCCCAGAAAGAGGCCGAGGAACGATACGCCAAGCTCCGGGCGGCCCAAAAGGAGGCCTCCGAGAAGGAATTGGCCGCCAATGAGGAGGAGCGCAAGCGCAGAATTGCCCTGTCCAGGGCCACCGGCGGCTCCCAGCAGGCCATTTTACGGGCCGAAATTGATGCCGCCAAGGATGCGCAGGTGGAGCTCCTGCTCAACGGCAAGGGGTTTGGCTCCGACTACCTGGCCTTGAAAGAGGAAATCCGGGTGAAGGAGCAGCAGATTATCGACGCGAACCTGGCCGACCAGAAAAAAGCCCTCGACGACCGGGCCGCCCTCCAGAGCAGGGAGCTGGCCGACTTGGACGAGGTGCAATTTGGCCGGCTCAGCCGCCTGCAGCGGGCAGGTGCCAGTGAGCAGCAGCTCGATAAGCAGCGCCTCGACGATTTACGGGAGCGGCAAAAGCTCATGGAGAAATTCGGCCTCACAGCTTCGCGGGCCTTCCAGGAGGTACTCAACTCCATCGACGAACTGGAGAAGAAACTCAAGCCTAAAACCCTCACCCTCGGCCAATCTATTCTAAAGGCCCTGTTTGGCCTGACCAATGAGGCGGCTGGTGAGTTAGCAGGAGCTCTGACTGAAATTTTCGGGCAAGTGTACCAGGCTGCTCAGATCTTCAACGACCTGTTTTTTCAACAGGCCGACGAGCGGCTGGCTCAACAAATACAGAAGTACGACGACCAGCTGGCCGCGCTGCAGGACCGGGGCAAAACCATCGAGCAGGAGCTGGCCGACGCCACCCGCACCCGGGAGCAATTGGAGAAGGACGTGGATAGCCAGCGCGGCGCACGTCGGGAGGCTACCATTGCCCGCATTGCGAAGGAACGGGCCGAGGAAAGCCGCCTGGCCAGAGAGAAAGCCAAAAACGACGCCGAACAGCTGAAGGCAGCCAAGCTGAAGGAGGATGCCGAAAAACGCCGGCAGGAGCTCCAGAAGCAAAGCCAGATACTTTCGGAGTCGGCCCAGCTTGCCGCCAACGGGGCCACGGCCGCCGAGGCTATTCTGGCCGGTGTGCGAGCCGTATCGGGGGCCAACGCTATTCCGTTCCCCGGAAACCTAATAGCCGTAGTGTCGGCGCTGGCAGCCACTGCTTCAGCCATTGCCAGCGCGAAAAAGCTGGGCGCAACCATCAAAGGAGCGAACGGTGGCTTGCTCGAAGGACCCTCCCACGCGCTGGGTGGTATTCGCGGTACTGGCCGTTTCGCCAATGTGGAAGTAGAGGGCGGCGAGGCCTTGACCAACCGCCAAGCTACAGCCAACAACCTGAGCACGCTGGCCACCATCAACAAGTACGGGGCGCGGGTGCAATTCGTAGCCATCCCGCGGGCCCTCGTGCGCGGGACAAGTGGTGGCCAGCTCTCGACCGATGGTGGACTCGACGTAGCCACCGCCAACGGGGGCGACATGGTCACGGTGCCGGCGGCCCAGCTGGAGCGCACCAACCAACTACTGGAGCAGCTCGTGGGCCACGCCGCTATTACCGCTACGAAGGAGCCGTTTGTGTTTGATGGGCCCAACAGCCGGCGAATTGCCGACCGGGCCGATCAGGAAAAGGCCGATGCCGGCGGCGGCCGGCTGTTCTAACAAAAAGCCCCGAGTTCGGCTCGGGGCTTTTTTATTAGCAGAATGGCAACAGACCGGAGCCTGTTTGGCGGCCACCCCGCCAACACGGTAAGGCGAAGCTAGTCAAACTCGGGCGAAAACTCACCCTGGTAGAACTCGTGCACCTCGGCACCACCGCCGCCACCTGGTGCTCCTGGTGCTGGCACTCCACCGCCAAAGGCCGCCGGCACCCGCCGCAATAGCTCCAGTGGCGTATCACCCTCCCCTCCCACCGTAAAGCTGGGAATCCGGGCCAGTCGGTACAGACTCCCGCCCAACTGCACGGGCACCGCCGGCGAGAGGCGGGCATAGTGGCCCGGCGTAAGCGCCACACCAAGCCGGAGCAGGTGGCCATGCAGCAGCTCGTCGAACAGCCCGGCATAGTACCGCTGGTAGAGGCCCTGGCTTCCCCCAAACCACCAGCTACGCGGGAACTCGGCCAGCCCGTACGCCCCCGTAGGCTTGAACCCAAACGGGAGTACCTGGCTGGCCACCGGTGCCGGTCCCCGGTACACGAGCAGCCGGGGGGCATAGCTGTAGTTCCAGCTCACCTCGTTGAGTGGCGTGGCCAGCGCGTCGGCCGTGGCCATGCACGGCAGGTGAATACGCACCACCGGGCCGGCCACCCCGGGCAGGCCCGTAACGGGGTCCGGCAGGCCGGCCCGCTGGTAGAGGTACTCCCGGCGCACGATGGGTGCCCATGGGAGTCGCAGCTGCTGCTCCTCCTGCTCCACGCCGGTCGGCACCCGGTCGGGCTGGTACACGTAGTCGGCAAACCCTTTGCGGGCCTGCAGCAGCGCGTCGCTCTCGTCATCGGCCCAGCCGAGTACGATACGCCGGGCGGGTAGAGCAGGCAGGTACTCCCCTTCCTCGGGGTTGCACCTGTCCGACAAGTCCATGGCTAGTGCCGGCGGCAGCTCGTACCGCTCCTGGTAGTGAAAGGTGAGCGTGCGCGTGAGGGCATCGGTGGTAAAGCGCAGATTCCGGGAGGCCACGAAGCCGCGCACAAAGTCGCGCTGGCTCAGTGCCGGTAGCAGCTTGGCCACGTCGAGCGAGGTGGGCCAGGCCTCCCGGGGCTCCACCTCCAGCGACCAGGCCGTATAGTCGAGCCGGAAGCCGCTGCCCGGGGCCGCATGGTACACGACAGCGAGCAGGCACTGGCCGGTTTCCAGGTAGAGGCCGTTCAGGCTGAGCGTATCCGTATCGAGCACGTGCTCCCCCACGGCCAGGTACGTGCTCATCAGCACTTTCCCCTCATTCACCTTCTGGCCCGCCAGCAGCCGCACGAGCTGGAGCTGGCAGGGCCCACCGCTCAGCCCCGATACCAGAAAACGCACCTTGGCCCGGTAGCCTCCATCGAGGCGCACCCGGTAGGCTTCGCGCCGGCCATCGGTAAACACGCCCGACTCCCCTACGTCGGCCCCACGCAGGCGGCCGGCCGGGTTGTAGGTGGCCACGGGTTGCAGCGCCCAGTAGCCGGGCGGCGTTACGCCCGGATCTGCTACGAGCGGTATCTGCTGGCCGAACATGCCAGTATCGAAGAAATTGAACGGTACGGCCGGCACCCCGCCCTCGGCCCGGGCCTTGAGCAGCTCCCCCCAATTCCAGGGCATTTCCGAGCCGGTAAACGGCAGGCAGGCCTCCCGCACGTCGGCCTGCTCCAGCACCTCGCCGCGAATGCTCCAGCCCACGTCGGCAAAGATTTGCCGGAGGGTGCGCACAAACGATACCGAGGGCAAATACTCATCCACCTCCAGCGGGGCCCCGATGCGGTTACTCGGCGGTACCGTTAGCTCCCGGTCGTCGACTACCTGGCCGGGCTGGTAGAAGTTGCCGTAGGCCACAAACGGAAACTGCACGTCGGTATCGGCGCAGCTCAGGCCCAGCCGCTCGTCGAACCCATACCGGCCCCGGTACACGAACGGGGCAAAGCCCAGCTCCTGCAGGGTTTTCGTGCCGATGCTGGTAAACACGTCTACCTCGTCGCTCACGAGCTTGCCCACGTAGGCTCCTTTGATGCTGGTGAGCTGCCAGATACCCCGAAAGAACAGGTTGCCGCCGACGTACAAGCGGGCCACGTAGGGCACCAGGGGGGCGAACTTGTCGAGGGTTTGCGGGTCGCGGTGGTGCTGAAACACCCGGTCGTTTTGCCGGGTATACTCCAGTGCCAGCGTGTAGCTGCTCTCGGCCGAGCGAGTGTCGAGGCTGGCCACATCGGTACCGGGCTTCTGCATGCGCAGCAGCCGGCGTACATCTTTGGGCAAGTCTACTTCCTGGTCATTCAGGAATAGCCGGATATCTTCCATTTAGTTGCTGAGCGTGTACGTGGGCGGGGCCGGCACCACGTCGAGGGTGAGGCTGTAGGTATTTTCGGGCTCGTTGTAGTCGGGGCTGAAGCCGGTTACGACCACGGGTTCCAGCTGCTCGTCGAGCAGGTACACCTCCGGCGAGGTGGCCAGCTCGTCGCACAGCCAGTCGAGTCCGCCCCGGGTGAGCGGGCCGCTGGCCAGCTTCCGGACTGGCTCCAGCTCCACCCGGCGCACGGCCTGGCTGGTACCGCGGCTGTAGAGCTGGGCCGACCGTTTGGGCGCCGGCTCAGTCAGGCCGAGCAGCCAGATCGTTTCGTAGGCCCCGCGCCGGCTCAGGAAATGCAGGCAGGCCCGGGCGGGCGCGTGCTGGTACCGGCCGCCGCCGACCGGCTGGCCATTTACCTGTAGCGTCAGGTTGGAAAACAGCGCCTCAGCCGGCAGCTGACTCAGCAGCCCGCCGAGGGCCAGCGTGTGCACGCCGCCGGCCGCCACGGCCTGCACACTCTGCGTACTGAGCACGCCCGTGGCCGAGCGCGTATCGAGCTGGGCCCGCACCGTGGCCCCGGCTTCGGCCAACAGGTACACCCGCTCCGGATAGGAGGCCCGGCCAACGGGTACCCGGCCCTGAGGCATCGGCACGGACAACGACAGCCGCGTGGCCAGCGGCGGTACCGGTACCGCCGACTCCAGCCCAAAGCAGACATCAGTGTCGGCTACCACCAGCCGGCGGCGCAGCTGCTCCCCTTCGGGAATATACATTTCCCCGAAGCGCACGAAGTAGGCCACCAAGCGGTCGGTGCTCGTCGTGCGGCTGTGGCCCACCAGCGGTAGCAGAGCCGGCGACAGGTCGAAGGTGTAGCGGTTGCCCGTCCGGTAGAGCTGCTCCAGCCGGTCAACCAGGTAGGCGCTGCTCAGATTAACGGCTCCACCAAAGGCCGCCTCCGGTACCGCCCAGATTTCCACGTAGCAGCCCCACTCCTTTTTCGTCTGGCTCCGGAGTCCATCCACGCCGGCGGTGAGCTGCAGAGTGAGCCCGCCCTGCTCGTCACTGGTCGAGGCCTGAGGCGTGAACTGTGAGCCCTCGGCCAGCGCCACCAGCTCCACGCTGGTGGCATCGGGCTGGCTTACCCGGTACCGGGCGCTCAGGGTAACGGAGCTGGCCAGTACGGTTGCCAGCGTGGCCGCCGAGGCGAACTGGCCCGGTCCCGGGTTGGTGGCCACGGCTGTGAACGTTTCGCCCTGCAGGGTGAGCACGGTACCGGCTACTAGGCTGGCCACGGTGAGCAGCAGGCGGGCTCGTACCGATGCCTGGCCGGTTTCGGCCGACTGCACGGTAAACAGAAGCGGTACGCCCACAGCCGCCAACCGGGGCAAGGTGCTGACATCGAGGCGGGGCGTGTACACGCACGTGCCGTTATCTTCCGTCGCGTTGGCGTTGTAGTTGGTGGCCTCGGTATCCATGCAGCCGGGCACCGGTGCCGGCGGCGCGTAGCCACACGTCGGGCTGTTTTTCTGCACGAGAATAGCCGTTTCCCCGCCGGCCCCATCGGCCACGATGCGGTACCGGTCCAGTCCACGGCACTCGTGCCGGAGCACGGTACCGGCCACTGGAGGAGGCGTATAGCCACATGCCGAGCTGTTCTCCTCCCGCTCAATCCGGAAAGTACCGTTCCCGTTGTGGAAGAAGTCGCGCTTGGTGGTGCCGGCGCAATCATCGTAGAAGGCCGTGGTAGTACTGATACCGCTTGATTCCGGCGGCGGGGGTGCCCCCTGGTAACCGCCGGTGTAGAGAACATCGGCCTCCCGGGCACCGGAGGCCTGCTTGGTTACGGTATCGAACTCGTAGCGGGTCGGCTCGTAGCGGGCGGTATAGACCCCGGGATTTTGGGGGTCGTCATTCTGGTCGAAGGGGCCGTCGAGGGCCAGGTACAGAAAAATCTTGGCCATTAGGCAGCGCGTTTTTTAAACACTTGGTCAAGCTCCAGCGTGATGCTGTTGAGCAGGTCTTCGTTGAGGTAGATGTCGAGCAGCTGCTGGCCCTCGCTGAAGGCCGGCGTGAGAAAGTGCCGGCCCCGGATGCCATTGCGGTAAATGGCATTCTGAATGAGGAAAGCCAGCTGATTGGCGCTTTTGAACTGGCCACCCTTGCGCCGGTTGAAAATCTTGCGCTTGCGCATCCACTTGAGCAGCGCATCGAGGGGCACCTTCTTGGTGAACTTGGGCCGGCCCCGGTCGAGGTATTCCAGGTAGTCGAGGGCGTAGAGCTCCAGCGAGGCCGAGGCGGTGAACTGGCCGCCGGCGCTGCGGGCCTGCACGGCACGGGCCTGCAGGCTCTTGAGCAGTGGGGAGGTGCGACGGTCGAGCGGGTAGCGCCCACTCTCCAGCACGAAGTAGATGTGCTGCACAATGACTTCGCCCACCGCCTCCAGCACCTGTTGTATGTCGCGGTAGGTAGGCATGCCGGTATCACGCCCGGCTACGTGGTTTTTCCCGCTGGCCACGAAAAAGCCCCACCGGGTGGGTGCCTCATATGGAGTAATATTGCTTACTACCTTTGCTCCATGAAAAAATCAGCTATTCTACTCGTATCACTGCTCACCACCAGCTGCAGCTATTTTACCCCGCAAACCAAGATAACCTTCGTAAGTAACAGTCTGATGGCGGGCGACGGAGGGTATAAGCTTGATGAGAAGATTCTGGCTGAATTGAAGCACAACGGCGTACGAGCCGTTGGACAAAACCTATCCGTGGGCGGCACTACTACGGCGCAACTGGCCACCCGTATGGCGGAAATCAATGCGGCCTGGGACAACTCGAAGCAATACAACGTGTTACTCGTATGGGAACAGACCAATCAACTCTATTTCGGAGCCAGCCCCCTACAGGCCGATTCAACCCTACGCAAGCTCATTACTGATGCCACGGCCGTACACCCTTGGAAGGTAGTAGTGGCCACGGTACTGCCGCGGGCCAACGATGGCACACCGCCTGATCAGGAAACCAAACGCATCAAATCCAACCAGATGCTACGCATCAACCATACTGGCTGGCAGCTGGCCGATGTAGCAGCCAACACCGAAATAGGCGAGCCGGGCGACTGCTTGAACTCGAAGTATTACTATGATAAGGTACACCTCAATGATGCCGGCCAACAGATAGAGGCCCCCATATTTGCTGAGGCAATTGAGAAAGCGCTGAAATAAAAAGAGCCCCACCGTATTGGTGGGGCTCTTTCTTTACTAGGCAGGCGTGAGGCCCACGCCTTGCAGGTGATACATGGCACCCGGGCCGCTGATATCCACTGCTACATATAGTATGTTGGAGCTGTTGCTGGTATGGGTGCGCTTCAGTATCCACGAGCTCCCCCCGTCCACTGAGATTTCTGAGTAAATAACCGAGCCGGCCCGCCGCAGGCGCATAAACAGGCCCAGAGAACCCGACTGATTTAACGCTACGCCCCCGCCGCCATCGAAGGCGTACAGGAACTTCCCATCCCCGCCGCCCGCGTCGTAGCTGGCATTCCAGATACCTGCCTGAAAGCCGGTATAGAAATTACCATTGGAATCAAACTCAATGGTGTTGGTGGTTTTCAGCCCCAGCACGGCGTCGAAGGCATCCGGCTGGCTGAGCTTCATGGCGACCCAGCCGTCGCCCTCCAGTTTCACGCCGGCCAGGCCTGCCCCACCGTAGAAGCCGAAGGGTTTGCCCGTCGTAGCCGTTACCTTGGCACCGGCCTGCTGCACATAGACGGATGACACCGATAACGCCGTGGCCCCGGGTAGCAGGGTCACGTTGGTATCTGCCGTGGCCAGCACCAGGCCCGCGCCCTGTGGGTAGGTGAGCTTGCCTGATTTCTCAATATCGGATACCAGGTACAAGTCAGCAGCACTGGTATAGGTGTAGGGATAGACATCCGTCCATGCCGTGCCGTCGCTGGATTTCTGCGCTTTCAGCCCCGAGCCGTTCCGAAACAGGCGCAGGAAGTTCCCCACTGCAGCCGTGATGCCAGTAGCAGTCGGAGCCCCGGCATTATCGACTACGTAAATCTGCCCGTCGCTGCTGCTGCGCCATACGGCCGCCTTCATGGCGGCATACCCCACGCGGCTGTTATCCGTGTTTACGCCCACAATGGCATCCTGTGCGCCGGCGGTAATCTTGCTACCTACCCAGCCGGTGCCACCAGCGGGCAGTTTGTAGCCTGACAGGCCCGTCGCCCCGTAGCCCGCCGCCGTAGCCGCCGAGGTAATCACGCCGGCCTGAATCACCTGGTTTACCTGGGTGGGGTAGGTGACCGCCTGGGCACCAGCTGCATAGTTGCCGGCCTGCGCAGGCGGCTGCACCGGGGCCGGCTGGGCGGTACCGAACAGGTACTGCATAATGCCGGCTACCAGCCGGTTGATCAGATTTCCGCCTGAGCCATACCCGGCCAGCGTGGGGTGTACCCCGTCGCCGGACAGCTCAGGGTTGGTGGCATCATACGCCGGATCAACCAGCGTCAGCACATCAAAGCCGGCCGTACCCGCGGTTTTCTTGGCCTGCAAAATGTTCACGCATTCGGCCATGACCTGCGCAAAATCGGCCCGGGGAGGGTAGTACGTGGCGTTGGTGGAGTCGCGGAAGTTATCCGGAAAGCCCAGCAGGGCTACAATGCCCAGGGAGGGATGCGCGGCTTTGCGGTTCAGGCAGTAGGCATTGAAACTGTCGGCTCCCTGCTGCGCGGTGGTCGTTGCGTACGGCGGGCGGAAGATGTTGAACGGTTCCCCGATGGTCAGCACCACGTTGCGCTTGGCCGCGTCGAACTGCGTATCAATGTCCTGCGCGGCGCTGTTCATCTCGTCGCTGGTCTGGCCGCTGATCCCGTTCCAGTCAAACGACAGGCTGCCACTCAGGCCGGCGGCAGCTAGTTGTTGCGGGGTTTTAGCCGCCAGCGCGGCGGCCACCGCCGCCTCGAAGGTGGCGTGCCACCCGGCCGCATAATCTTCGGTGCTGATGCTGTTGCCATCCACAATGAACTGCAGGTCTTTTACCCCAGCCACCGGCGTAGCACTCACCACCATGCCAGCCAGACTGGTACCAATAGCATTCGTGGCAAATGCGCGGAACTGGTAAGCGGTGCCGTTGGTCAGCCCCGTAATTGTAAAGGAAAGGTTGCCCGTGGTGCCGGCCACGCTCCAACTGGTCGCGCCGGTTGGGCGGTACTCGTAGCGGTAGCTCAGAATGGGGGAACCGCCGTTGGCCGGCTCTTCCAGGTTTACCACTGCCTGCGCATTGCCGCCGGTGGCATCTAGTTGCGTAACAGCCGAGGGCACGGTGGCCACGGGGGCAACTGGGCCAGTGAATACCTGCTTATTTAGCACAAATGGTCCCGCCGGCTGGCTGCCAGAAGCAGCTACCCGGAAGCCCACCTCATCCACTGCAATAGAACCTGTCAGGCCCTGCAGGTAAATGCGGCCGTTCTGAATGTAGGCATTCGACGAGGTGAGGGGCACGATGCCAGCCACGCCCGGAAAACCAAAGCCCTCGTATTGCACCAGCGCAGGAAAGCCGGCTACGAGCTGGGCCGAGAACGTGTTGGCTACGTCATCAACCTGGCCGTTTTGGGGCTGGCCAATGGCAACCGTGGGTACAGCTGCATTCAGACGCTTGAGGACATACTCGAAAGCGGCGGCCTGCGTGAGCAGTGCGGGGTGGTTTCCGTACTGGTTGGCCTGAATGGGCGTGTAACCGAGGCTGGTAATCATCGTTTCCAGCACTTCGCGCAGCTCGTACGCCCGGGTAGGGCCGAGTTGAGCATACTCGGGAGTGCCCTCGTCGCGCAAAATGGCAACGACTTGGGCAAGCATTTCTTGAATAGAGGCCATTAGGCGGGGGTATAGCGCGACCAGAGGGCCTCGCGGTTGACAGCTGAGGGATAGGTAAAGCTGATTTCGACTCTCCAGCCGCTTGCCTGGTCGGTGCTCACATCGGTCAGGCTCACCGCCGATACCTTTTTCACGTCGGTGAGCTCCTCCTCCAGCCGCAGGATTTCCACCAGCTCCTCCACGTAGCCGCCGGTGGTGGCCAGAATGCCCGCCTGCAGGCGCGTGCCCTCGTTGGTACCATGCTCAGCCGGCAGGCTCAGCACGTGGAGGGCCACCTGGTAGGTATCGAGGCCGGGGCGCTCCTCTCCTATCTGCATTTCTGCTTCGAGGAAGACCTGCGGATAGGGCGTATTACCGGCCCCGGCCTGCTCGTCAGGGTAACCGATTTGAAAGTGGGCAATGGGCGAGTAGCGCTTCACCACGTCTTCGAGGTAGGCGAAGATGCGGGCGGCTCCGGAGTCGAGTGGTGGCTGGTCGGGCATGGTCCTATCACGCCGACCGGGGCGGCATTTCCCGCTTCAGCTCGTACGCCATATCTTCTAAGAGCTCCTCAATCGGCCAACTACGGAGCGCACGTACCGTCTCGCCAATCCGGCGGCTATGCCAGAGCAGCGCTGCCGTAAACCCGCCTTCGCTGGCTGAACGGAAGTCAGGGCCAGCATCTGCTCCAGCGCTGTCTCCATCCTCGTCGTCGCGAGGGAAGAGGCTTGGATGCGTAGCGCGGGCATCATCCAAGCCTTGAGAAAATTTAGCACGTAGGGCCAGGCCTGCTCCATGCTCAGGCCAGCCAGGGCCTCGGTGGCCTCCCGTACGGCCTGGGCATCCTGCCGGCCACCGGTGCGCACGAGCAGCACGGCCAGCAGCTCCGGCGCGGCTACGGCCGCACTTCCGCCGGCGGCATCGAGGAAGGCCAACAGCGCTTCGAACTGGCCGGCGTTGAGCCGGGAAAAATCTCCCTGCCAGGTGTACTCGATACCCCGATGCACGAGGGTAGCCGCCGGCTCCGCTTCCGGAAGGCCGGTAAAGAACCAGGGCATTTGCTGGCCGAGGTAGGCGGCTAGGCTCACGTCGGCGGCCAGCACGTCGGCGGGCAAGCTGGTGAGGGCCTGCACGGCTGAGAGCATGGCCAGCTCCGGCCGGCGCTCCAGCTGCAGGCGGGCGAACTGTTGGAAGGCCGACACGGGCACCTCGTGCCAGCCGGTCGGAATGTGGCCCGGGTATACCTGATTGGTGGCCGGGTCGGTGATGGTGATACTACGCATAGGAGAATTTCTTTTTGCTCTGATTGCGGGAAATGGCTTGAGTGAGCGTATCCAGCATGTCGTCGTGGGCGGCGGTCGGGAAAGCCGCACACTGGTTGATAAAGGCCTCGTTCCAACTTCCGTCGATCAGGACCACCCGCTGGGCCTCGATGAAAGGCGATGCGGCCTGCACCCGTTGGGTTTTGTCGCCAGAGGGCGGCGGAGCCTCCACAATGTTGAGTTGGCTATTCTTGCGAAGCCAGCTCACAATGTCCTTACCGTTGGCCTTGGGCTCGATGTGGAGCTTACTCTGCCGGCCGCACCCATGGGTTTCGGCCAGTTTCGGCAGCAGCTTCACCAGCTCATTGAACTCCTCCCAGTATTCGCCGGCGTACCGCACGTAGAGCGTCTGGCCCACGTAGGCGGTAATGAGCACGGCCGAGGGGTCGTTTTTCTGATTGTCGGTATAAGCCCCGTCGTAGTCGAGGTGCCAGACAGCCGCCCCCGCCTCCGGCAGCTTGAGGAACTCGGCAAACGTGATAGTCTTAAACCAGGCCTTTTTCAGAATGCCGCCCTCGTCGGGTGCCGGCATCTGCAGGATCTGGCCCGCGTAGCCGTAGCTACCCAAATCCTCCTTCAGCGTGGCCAGGGCCCCGCGGTCGAGGCGGCCCGCATCGAGCAGCCCGTTGGTATAGCGGGCCACCAGCTCCGCCGGCCGCACGTTCTTACCCAGCTCTCCGGTTTTACTGTCGGGCGTCAGCTCACCAGGCAGGCAGATGTGTCGAAGGTTTTTCTTCTTCTTCAGCCAGGCCCCAGCCGGGTCCAACTCGTGTACCCGCTGCATCACCATAATCGACACCGTGCGCTTCTTATCGGTTTTCCGGCTCGACACCGTTTGCACGTGCTTGGCCGACTGCTTGCGGTGCTTTTCGTTCTCGGCCTTCTCCGGGTTGGTCGGGTCGTCGATAACGATGAAGTCGGCGTGTACCCCCGTTACGCGGGCCCCGCTGGAGGTAATGAAGCGCTGGCCGCCGGCGGTGTTGCGGTAGTTGGTCTTACCGTTCTGGTCGGCCTTGAACTCAATCCGGCCCGGAAACAGACGCTGAAACTTGGGGTGAGACAGGCAGTCGCGCGACTTCAGGCCGTGGCCAATGCTCACGTCGGAGGCAAACGAAGTGCTGATAATGCGCATGCTCGGCTCCATCAGCCACAGCCAGGCCGGAAAGAGCTGGGTAATGGTGGTGCTCTTACTTGTGCCCGGCGGGATATTCACCAGCACGTCGCCCTGGGCCTCGCCCCGCTTCCACCGCTCGTACACCGCCTGCATTTCGTCGCACAGGTACTCGATATGCCAGTTAGGCACGAGCTCCACCGCCTCAATGGTTTCCCACATTTCGAGGAAAAACCAATAGAAGCGCTGGTAGCACTGGGCAGCAATGACAGTATCGAGGGGTAACAGCTCCACTACTCAGTCTTCAGGAAGTCGGCGTAGGGCTGCAGGTGCTTGACCAGGGCGGGCCGGCCACCGGCGCGGTACACCCGGCGCAGCTCCCGTAGGTGCCGGCGGCGGGTGTGTTTGGTTACCACGAGGTAAAGCTTATGGCCGACGAGGGGCTGGCCGTGGATGGTGAGCAGGTCCGGGTACTGGCTGGCCAGCACGGCACCGGGTTGGGGGGCACCATTGGCAAAGGCCGGCTCCGGCATCCGAGCGGCAAATTGACGAAGGGCGTGGTCGAGGTCGGGGGTGATGAGGTGCTTAGCCATGGGAGAGAGTTTGATGTGCGGCACGCAGGGCGGCCAGCTGTTCGGGGGAAAGTTTCTTGGCCAGCTCGGCCGGGTCGTAAGTGGGGGCCAGCGACTCGCCGCCGCTGGTCACGTCTATTTTGTTGGTGAGCATGCCGCGGTGCTTGGCCAGGTTCACCAGGGCGGCGTCCTGGTCGCGTAGGGTGAAGGAGGTACCCCGGGGGCCACTGGTGATGCTGGCCACCAGGTCGAGCAGGCCGAGGGCCTCGGCTTTGGCGAGGTCGAGCTGCATTTCGTATTTCCACTGCTTCGGACCATCCACGAAGCACACGGCGTCGGGGTCGTTCTCCAGTTGCACCTCCAGCCGGACCAGGTGAAGCTCCCGGCGCTCGTGGGCCACCTTCTCCCGCTCCCGGAACTTCTCCCGCTTCTTGCGGTCAAGAATCACCGCCTCGGAGCGAATGGCTACCTCCTGTTCGAACTCCATGTTCTTGCGGTACTCCTCCACCACCTGAGCCAGCTTCTTCTCGATGCGGGGCTTATACTCCACCTTCACCCGGGTGTAGAAGTCGGCGAGGTTGGCCGTGGCCAGGCGCTGCCAGCGGGCGGCCACCTCCTCCGGGCTCATGCACTCTTTGAGCAGGTACTTGATGGCCGCTTGGATGTCAACAGATGTTAACAGGCGGGAGCCCTGCTGCCGTGCCGTTTTCTCGCTGTATCCGGCCTCCTGTGCCGACTTCGTGGCATTGAACGACAGCACATACGCCTCAACGAACTTGCGTCGCTGAGGGGGCAGATGTTGCACGGGGCTTTTCTCAGCCATGGCACACCAGGTAGAGGGCCACGACCTCCACCACCGCGCCGGCTATGGCCAGGAGGGTGCGGGTGCGGCCGTTGAAATCATTGCGAGCCGTGGTGGTCGGGCTCTGGTAGCCGTACTCAAACTCTCGCCACGCCATTTCCCAGGCGATATAATCCGCCTCCGGGTTATCGGGCTTACAGCGCTCTCTCCAGCTTATCCAGAGCCGTACAAAATTGTACACCTCGTCGTGCACCATCGGGAAGCAGAGTACCGCCGCCACCAGCTCGGCACCGACGTACCACCAGCTCCCGCTCCACTGCATCGTCACGATAGCCGCCGGCACCAGCAGCAGCACGGCCAGGCGCTGGGCCACCATCTCCACATGCTCGTTTCTTGAAAACGCTTCTGCTCCTCGTCGGGAATACAGAACGGCCTCCACCACTCCAGACAGAGCAGCGAAGGCCGAGTACAGTACAACAAGCATTAGTTCGCCTCCTTCTCCTCAGCCCGGGCCAGCAGGTAGCCAAACACGATGCAGCCGAGGGCACCGGCAACTAGGCCAATGCCGCCGCCAGCCAGCACCTTTCCGAACGTGTAGGAAGCGGGGGCACCGTACTTCAGCCACCACAGCAGCGTCGAGCCGACGAGGAAGTGGTAGCCGCCGGCGTAGGGGTACGGCACGGGGTAAAACAGAAACGAGGCAACGCGGAGCAGCTTACGCATGATACAGGGTGTGAAGTGTGAAACTCTTGGACCTGTATCACGCCGGCAGCCGGCCTATTTCCCGCTAGAGCCGGGGCCGCTTCTGCAATTCGGGGTGGCGCTTGACGAATTGGTAGAGACTGCCGACGGGGCGGCCGAGCAGCTGGGCCAGCTCCACCGCCGGCGTGCTGGAGTAATTGGCCTGAATGGTGCGCCGGTCGGCGGTGGAGAAACTACGGCGGGTAGAGGGTTGGCTCATGGAGCGGTGACGATGGAAATAGCCTGGTCGATAGTTTCGACGACGTGGTAGGGTGAACCCTGCCAGGTGCGCCGGAATTCCTCCTCCCCCGGCGTGAGCTTGCGTTTGCTCGGGGGCTGAGCGGGGTCTTTGATTTCCATGAGGTGGGTGCGGCCGCGGTAGCCGACCAGGATATCAAAGCAGTTCTTGAGCTGGTGCGTGAGCAGCACCGTGCAGCCGATGCGCCGGAGGCTGGCTACGATGGTGGATTGGTTGCCATCCACGCGGGAGGCAGTACGAAAAGTGGACATACCACTACACGCCCGCCTCCCATGGATTTCCCGCTAATCGTCGTCTTGGTCAACTAGAAGGCATCCACATTGCGAACAGATAGGGGCTCCTGCCTCATCCGAGCCACACTCGGGGCAGGTATCGGGGTTGAAGTCGTCGGGGTCCTCTTCCTCATAGTCGTCCTCCTCTTCCTGCTCAGCTGCTTCCACTTCCATTTCCTCCCGTTCCTCATCACTACATTCTTTGCAGATGACGGTACCAGGATACCAGGATTTAGAACCGCGGCCGTTGTGTAGGTCGAACCATTCACCACAGCGCTGGCAAGGGCAGGGCATTTCCATGTCTTCGTCGAGTTCGATGTAGATGATGCTCATTTTCCGGTAACAGCTAGGCAACCGGCACACTTGGGGCCGGCATCCGTGTGACGGTTTTCAGATTCTGGGCGTTTGGCCTGGGCGTAAGCGCCACAGGCAGACAAGGTGGTACCACGGTAGTAGTGCGCCTTTCGGTTGCGGCTATTTCGGTACCAGCCATAATCCAGCAGGTAAGTTTTCATCACACGTTGGCGTTGTACTCGTGGTCGAAAGTGTAGAGGGCTGCTGGCTGCATCGAGACGCCTACCAGCTTGAGCATGATGGGCCGGCCAGCATTTATGGCCTGTATATCCTCGTGGCTGGGCTGCCAGGCGGTGAGCACGAAAGGCAGGTTATCACTATCCCGACCAACGTAGGCCGAGACGGGCATACACTGTTCGTCGGTCATATCGGCGGGCTTGGTAAAGGTGGTATTAGCACCCTCGAAATGGACTGGCATCATAGTTTTCTGAGTTGGCGGGCCAGCACCACGTGCACGGCCCCGGTTTCAAATTGGACGAGCATGGAGCCGTTGCGGCCCCGGATGCACTTGCCGCCGGCGGTGCGCACGGCCTGGCAGGGCTGGCCCCTCAGCTCGGGAGCGGTGAGCCGGTCGCCTCGGTAGGTGTAGCTGCTCATGGGCTTACTGAAAAAGTGAAGGCACCTGCACCGACTGTAGCCGGACGTTAGCCTGTGTTACTTGTTGTGGATCCACATCACAGCCGGCGAACTCCCGGCCTTCCAGGAGGCAGGCGTGGGCCGTAACTCCCGAACCGGAGAAGGTGTCGAGCACCCGCTCCCCTTCGTTGGAGTAGCTGCGCACCAGCGTCCGGATCAGGTCCAGCGGCTTCTCGGTTGGGTTCAGGCAGTGCAGCGTGGGTACGCTGTCGAACTCCAGCACCGAGGTAGGGTAGCGGGTCCCATCGTCGGCATACTCACTGTTGCGGTGGGTACCGTAGTGGGCCGTTGCCTGGTTTTTGCGGTAGATGCTTTTGCGAACAGAGGCAGCACCGCGGCGGCTCTTTTGCGGGTTGAAGGTGCTGGCATCAGCATTTCGGCCAAACACCAGAATATCTTCATGCCCGCGCATAGGCCGTTTTTTGGCCGAGAGAAAACCAGTGGCCTTGCTTTTTACCCACACCATCCGGTAGCGGTAAGCAGCCCGGTTGGCCAGAATCATATCGACGGTGAACAGATCAGCCGAGAACATGAGCACCACCCCGGCCGGCACCAGTACCCGCTCTACCTCTGCCCACCAGGCAGCGAAGTCCAGCGGCGGCGCTTTGTCGAAAGCCAGCTTCGTGGTGCGGTACGGTGGATCTGCAATGATGAGGTGAGCCGAAGCAGTACCCTGAGCGGCCAGAAAATCAAGGGCATTAGCTTCCTGAATCATGCGGCGGGGGCTTCAGGTTGCTGCTCTGCTTCCTGCTCCGCCCGCTCCCTCTCCCGCTGGGCTACCCATCCGGCCCGGAAGCGCTTGTACTCCTCCTCGCTGGCCTCGACGGCACCGGTACCGGATTCATTTACCACCAGCACCCGCCGCAGCAGCTCCAGCTTGGCCCGCTCCACCAGCACCGCCGTGGCCAGCTCGATGCGCAGGGCGGCGTGGGGCTCCATCGGCCGGGCCTCATACCAGGCAATGCCCTTCTGCAGCTGCTCGTCGGTGAGCGTTTCCAGGTGCCGGATATAGGCCTGCTCGTCGGCCGCCCGAGCCGGGCCCTGGGCCTGTTCTGCCAGGCGGCGGGCTTTGTGCTCCTCCCGGGCGGCCTGTTCCACCACGGCGTCGCGCACCTCGGCGTAGGCAGTACACCAGCCGTGCACGGTCGGCGCGTCGATGGTCGAGTAGTTGCAGCCCCACCGGCCGGCAATGGCCTCTTTGCACAGGTACACGAACTCGTCGAAGCGCCAGAACCAGTACCGCTCCAGCAGGTCTTCCGCCAACAACCCCACCTGCATATCACTCAGATTGCGCGGCACGTTGAACTGATGGGCCGCGAAAATGAGCAGGTTGCCCAATGCCTCGGCCGTTTCGCGGGGAGCCTGCCGGGCCAGGACGGAAAGTTGCGGGCTCTGCAGCGCCTTAGCTGGCGTCAGACCCCATTGCCGGTCCGTGATGGCCAGGGCCAGCGCTTCGGAGCCGCGCGCGGCGCTCAGCAAGGGCGCCAGCGAATTCGCTGCCAGCACTGGTAGGTTTGGCCCCGTTGGCCGGCCGCTGGGGTTGCTGTGAGAAAGTTGAACGGCTTGCATGAGTTGTAGCGGAATCGTTGGGAGGAGTGGTGATCAGGCCGGTTTCGCTGTTGGCGTCGTTGGTGAGGTAGCGCTGGATGAAGTTCTGCCAGCCCTTTTCGTCGCGCTGCTCAGCTCCGGCCTTGAGCAGCATCTGGCCCCGGTAGTGCGGGAAGTAGGCGGCCTGGTAGCCCAAGGCCTCGGCAATGCGGGCAAAACCCTCCGGCGTGATGTGCTTGCTCTCGGCGAGCGGCACCTTGTGGGGGTCGGTGGCCGCGCCCCCCCTGGTGTGCGAAGCCGACGCGACAGAACTGGCAGGACGAACGGCAGCCAGGGAGTTGCGGAGAGCATTCCGTTCGCGGGTTCTTTCCTCCAGCTGGGCCGTGAGCTCCCCTATTTTTTTTTGGGCGGCGACGAGGGCGGAGCGTAGCGCCACCTCCTCCTCGTTCTGTTCGTATTGGTCGTCTCTATATACGCGCGACCCTGTTTGGCTATAGTTGCTACCACGGTTGGCTATAGTTGTGCCACGGTTGTCTATAGTTGGGTCCGGTTTGGCTATAGCCATTTTGGCCGGAGTGTCTATAGTTTTGGCTATAGTTTTGTCTATAGTTGGCTCCTCCGACCGGGCGTCGAGCAGGGCCGACGAGAGGGCCTGAATAGCGGCCGTGGTATCGGTGCCGGCATAGCACGCCCGGAGCCCGGCAGAGGGCAGCAGCACGCGCTTATTGGTGGCACCCGACGAGGTGAGCAGGCCCGCCTCCTCCAGCCCCGTAATGGTGCGGGAAATGGTGCGCAGGCTGGCCGAGAGACGTTCGGCGAAATACTCATTCTGAGCAGAGCACTTGCCCTGCTTGCCATTCTCCACCAGCTCACACACCTCAATCAATACCGCCTTATAGGTGCGGTTGATACCGGTGAGCTGGTTGAGGTTTTGACGAATAGGTAGCATACGGCGGGGGGAAGCGGAAAGGGACAGCCCACCGGAGGAGGCTGCCAGTAGTGGAGCGGTATTCATCAGGCAGCTGCGAAAAGTGAGGGTTGATTTACTACCACCTTCTTGCTCGATGCCTTCGCGGCCAGCGGCCCATTGATGGGCTCGAGCTGGTGTAGGTGCTGCAGCAGGCCGAAGCACATCTCCACGTCACGCAGGGCCCGGTGTGCGCCGTGGGTGGCAATACCGAAGCTGGTGCACAACTCACCGAGGCCGTGCTTGCGCTTCGGTAAGCGCTGCTTACTGAGGGCCAGCGTGCAAAACCATTCGTTCGGTAGTGGCTCCCGGGCCCCCTGACGAGTGCGGGCGGCCTCCAGTATCCGTCGGTCGGCACTCAGGTTGTGGCACACCAATAGGGAGTCTCCGGCCAACTTGCGGAAGGACGTGAGCACGGCCAGCTCGTCGGGCGCATTCCACACGTCGTGCCGGCTGATGCCGGTGAGGGTGGCCACGTGGAAGTTTAGCTCACCCCGGAAGCGCACGAAGGTTTGCAGCTGGTTTACGGCTTGCCAGTTCTGGTAGCGGATTGCAGCCAGCTCTAGCATTTCAGAGCCTTGAAATTCAATATCCAGCACGGTAAAGTCGGCCAGGAAGTGAGGTGCTTCGACAACGAGTTTCACCTCTTCCGGATCCGGCTCGTTTGAACCATTGAACTTGCCGGTTTTGAGTAGCGCAGCAAACGCCTTGGCCTTGGCCTCTTCATCGGCTTTTTTCTTCTCTGCAGCCATGGCCTTAGCCAGCGCAGCCTCATACTCGGCTACAGTGCAGGGCAGCGCACCTGGTGGCACCGCCAGCAAGTGGCCCGGAAGCTCGGCATACTTAAAGGGTGGCTGCTCACCTTTCGGCACCTTCAGCTTACCCTCACGCCAGGCCAGCCAGTCGGCAGCCGGCTTGCTCAGGTCACGGCGGTACGTGGCAGGGCTGCGGTACACAAACCCGTCCTCATACACGGCTACCTGAGCCAAGCGGCCCGACGCATCTCGATAGAAGTACTCGTCTTTGTACACGCAGATTTTCTTCTTAGCCGTGGCGTCATCGACGCCACGGCTAAGACCTGTCCGCAGTTTGAAGTAGCTAGACTGACTCATTTGGACGGCCCCTTCTTTTTCTTGGTGTAGTAGCGGTTCTCTACCCACGCATCGGCCTGAGCACCTACCTCCTCATATCCTAAGCCCTGGCCACGAAGCAACGAGCCAATAACAAATTGGCGGTCTTCATATTCGTGCTCCATGCGGTGGCGCACCTTTCTGGTAAAGTAGAGCCACAGCAGCTCGTCAAAGCTCCGAGGTGTGAGCTGGCCGATAAGCCAGTTCCGAAATGGGGTATTACCTGCTGCGTCCCGCTTGTCCCAGTCAGTGTTGCGCTCGTCTAGGGTGGGCTCAGGACAGCCCAGCATGTCCACTACCAGCGCAATATGAGCGGAGCCGATAGCCTCGAGCAACATGTAAACGAGTACGGCATGCCCTACAGGTCCAGTAGCAGAAGGGACAAGATCGGCCGTTAACTTATCGGCCAGTATGATGCGCTCGGCCTTCTTTACCCGCTCTTTCCGGAGGCGGATAGCATCCTGAGCTTTCTTCTTAGCCTCGTCCTCCTCCGACACAACTTTGCTCCAGGAGGCGAGCTTGCCCCAACGTTCCGCACCAGCCTCAGGCCCGTCGAGCACCAAGGCCCGCACGACGCCGGCAGCGCCCTTCTTGCCCTTTTCAAACTCGTAGCTATAAACAGCTTTGGGATACTTCTTGCGAGATTCGGCTTCTACACCAATCAGTACAGGCATACGCCCATCCTCCTGCTTGATTTCAACTAGGCGGCGCTGAATGTAGGCTTGCGTCTTGCTGGCAAAGCAAGCAGCATCTAAACACTGGTCCTTATCCGACTGGTCGGAAAACAGTTGCAGGTTGGCCCGGCTACGCTTGGGGCAGGCCTCACAGGCACCCACGCCCGGGCATAGGGTGGCATCGTCCTTTGGAAACACTACGCTGGCCAGGTCGCGCAGCACGTCGCGCCGGATAGCATTACTTACTTGCCCAGCATCATACTTTGGGCTGTTGCCATTGTAGTAATACTCCAGCGACTTTTTAGCAGCTAGTTGGCTGTGGGCGGGCAGCCGGGCCAGCTCATGCGCCGACACCAGGGGCAACCGTTCTTCCTGCAGGGCCTCCATCCAAAACGGAATAAGGGTAACGAGCTTGGCCCGCTGGAGCACGAACTTAGCAGGCTTGCCCACCTTTAGGGCAATTTCCTCCGGAGAAAACTTGTGCACGTTCAGCAGCTCGGCAAAGGCCATCGCCTCGTCGGCCGGGCGCACGTCCACGCGCTGCAGGTTCTCCAGCAGCTGCACCTCCAGAAACTCCCGGTCGGTGAGGTAGCGCACCATGGCCGGCACGTGCGTCAGGCCGGCCAGCTCCGCCGCCCGGTACCGACGCTCACCCGCTACCAGCTCATAGCCTTTCGGATCCGTTAACCCGTTATCACGCCGGCGCACGACGATGGGTTGCAGGATGCCGTGGGCCTTGATGCTCTCAGCCAACTCAGCCAGCGCCACCTCATCGAACACCTTGCGCGTGTTGCGGGTAATGGCAATGCTGGAGAGGGGCAGCATCCGGAAGTCGGCGGTTTCAGATTCCTCTGCTACCGGGGCCGTTTCGACTGGATCCGGAGCCGCTTGTTGTGCGGCCAACAGGCCGGCCGGTGTCAAGCTAAACCCGCCCCCCTCTTCTACTAGCAGACCAGACTTTTCCAATTCAGCAATGCAGGCTTGCGCCGACTCACTGCTCACGTTGGCAAAGGGTACCGTACCGCCACACACTTCAATCGTTTCCAATAAGTCCCATGCCTTCGTGCTCAGGCACACCTCTACTTTGGGCGCGGCCTCCGGTTTCGGTGCAACCGGTGCTGGGGTACTCAGGTAGGTGAGGTTGCGCAGGAAAGCAGGAATGGACGGAGATTCTTTCCAGGTGGAAAGTTTGTGCAGTTGCACTGTGGCCACTGGCTCCTGGTTGCCTTCCTTGACATGGATGGCCATGAGGATGCCAGCCCCGCCGCTATGAATACTGGTAGGATGCGTGTAGCGCACTTCGTCGCCAACGGCTATCGGATGCCCGTCAGTATCTTCCCAGTATTTGGCTGCAGGAGTTGCCTTCTTGCGCTTTGGCGCCTTCGCAGGCACGTGCCGCCGCAACTCCACGTCATTAAACTCTACTTCCTGCTCTGCTGCGTCGTTCGTAGCAGGATAGAGCACGGTAACACGTGGAAAAACCGTATTGCCGGAATCATTGACACGCTGCACCGCCCCTACCAGGCCAGCATACAGGTCATCCGGGTTTATTACTTCGACCAGGTCGCCGGCCGCAAACTCATACACGGGGTTTGTGGCTGGCAGTGTTTCGGCTAACTCGTGCATGGCCGAGGCAACAGCTCCTTTTTTCAGCTTAGCCATTGGACACCTCCTTTCCCTTTTTCACGCGCAGCACCGTAGCACCGGCAGTAAGTAAGCCCACTACGCGGGTGTTCTTGGATCCGGGTACTACTGTCAGTTCAGCAGCTAGCGGCATGGAAATAGAAGAGGCCTCCCCAAAGGTTTTGGCAGGAAGTGAGTCTATAATCTCCCGTACGGCGGCGCTGTGTGAAACCGAAACAGTTTTGGCTTTACGCTGCACGGTAGCTGTTTCCCCTGTTGCAGCGGTGAAGCCCACCAGGTACACATTATCTTCCTCGTCCTTGGCCACTGCCAAATGAGGATATTTATCCAGATCCAACAGCTCAGCAGCGGGGCCGTTAAAGCCAATGCGCCCCCCAAGCAAAGAGAGGGTAATCGTTGGAGTTTTGGCCTTAGCCTGTCCTGGGCGAGCAGGAGCAATGAATGTGAGTTTCATACTTTTGCAGTGTTGAAAAGAAGTAAATGGGGGCCACCGTGGCGACGGTGGCCCTCGTTCGTGTTAGGCTGCCAGTGTCTGGTTGCGCTTCAGGTGCTCCTTCCGCTCCTCTTTGGCCGAGTACACAGCCAGCTCCTCGGCTACCTGCTTGGGAATGGTTTTCCACGTGGCCTGCAGCTCGTCGAGCGTATTCGCCTCGTTGATGGAGTCAATGGCCGACGCAATGGCCATGAAGTCGTCGGCATCATCCGGGGCGCTGCTTGGGGCGGCACCAGCGGAGGGAGCCGGGGCGGCGGAACTGTTCCCGCCGCCGGTCGTAGGGCGCTGCTCAGTGGCCTGCTCCAGCGTGGGGCTGGCCTGGTTGCGGGCCCGGGCGAAATCATCCGCCTCCTCCTCTCCAGACACGCCCAGCTTCGAAAAGCCCATCAGCTTGAGCACGGCCCGTACGGTGGCGCGTTTCTCGGCCATTTCAGCGTAGTAGCTGATTTGGGTACAGTTCTTCGGGTTGGCCGAGCCCAGCGTGCGGGCCGTAAGCTTTTTCAGCGTCGTTTTGCCCTCCACCTTCACGGTGCGGGTGGCCGTTACTTTTACAATGGCGAAGTCGATGCCGGCGGCCGACACGTCCATATCAATGTCGATGTTGTTACGGCCCTGGAGCTTTTCAGCCCCGACCTTCGACATAATCCAGTTACCGGACTGCTTATGCTGCCACAGGTCGGTACGCATATCCAGGCCATTCTCCTGGCAGAGCTGGCGCAGGTCAGTCAGTTGTTCGGAAGTTTGCATTAGCTTTGTGGTATTCTGAAGTTTGAAAGTGTGATAGGGCCGCCCCGGGCAATGGGGCGGCCCTATCGTTTTAGAGGGCCTGCCAGGTGTAGGGCGAGTAGCGCGGCGCGGGCTGCTCCACGTCCCGAATGCCGAGGCCGGTGGGCTTGCGGTTGGCGCGGGGGCCGTACGCCACGCAGCCGAATACCAGCCAGCACAGGCCGGCGAGGCCAACCAGGATGAGCAGCTGCAGGCGCCCGCGGGCAATCTGCTTTTTGCGCTGCCGGCCGACAGTGGCCTGCTCCAGCGCGTAGAGGCGGGGGTGAGAGTGGCGCTGCATTACAGGCGGCTGCTGAGTTGGCGGGCCTCACTCACCGACGCGGCGGTGGCAATGTTCTGCCGGCGCTGGAGCTGCTCGGCCGAGGTGCGCACGTGTTGGGCCAGTGCCACCGCTACCCGGCTGCCGGTACCGGACCAGGTTTCGGAGCAGAGGTAACGGCCGGCGGCATCAGTGGCCGTAATCGTGGTTTCGCGCCGGGCGTGGTCGATGGATTTGGAGAGCGTAATCACAGGGCAATTGTGGTTGAAGTGAGAAATGAGTTAGGCGGCGTCCCGGTCGCACTCGTCGTACATCTGCTCGATTTCTTCGTGCAGGGCCAATTCGCGCAGCCGGAATACTTCCTTGAGAAAGGCCCGGTACCAGGCCCGCTCCCGGCTGTGGAGCATAAAGGCGAAGTGCCGCACGGCCGAGCGCTCCACCCCGTTATCGAGCAGGCCGTTGTGGGCCTCGATGAAGCTGAGCAGGTCGTGCAGCGTCAAATCGTCTTCGCCGGGCTTGGCTTTCTCCTTGAGCCGGTCCCGCTCGGCTTTGAGCCGGTAGCGGAGCTGCGTGCGCTCGGCCGGTGACCAGCCGGGCCACTGCTCCGTCCGTTCAGCCAGGAGCTTCGGGTGAGTCTCGACGAGGAGCGGATTCTGGAGCCAGAACTCCAGCGAGGCGGCGGTGGGCAGCTTGGCCGGCACCACGTGAAAGGAAGGATTGAAGGAAGCAGTAGCGAGTAGCATCGGGATTGCGGCGTTAGCGAGTGGGTACCATCATGGGCCGGGCCCGGCGGCGGGCTTCCCGCTCTACCACATAGGCCGTTTCCTCGGCGTAGCTGGGATGGTCGAAATTGATTTGCCAGCGGCGGGCCTCCAGCTGCTCCAGCGGAGCGGCGGCCACCACGGCGGCCGGCATGAGCTGCTCCACCCGGGCCAGCTCGGTGAGGTTGACGGTGGGCTTGGGCGTAGTCGTTACCAGGTGCATCGGACTAGGCAGCTTTGCGGTGAGAAACCTGCATTGGCGCATCCCCGAAGAATTCAAGTACCGCCGCCTCCGTCACGATGTATTTGGCCCCAATGCGGATATGCCGCAGGCCCCCGGCTTTGTTCTCCTCGTAGCGCTTGAGCAGCTCGTAGGCTTTGGTTTTCCCGCAACCAAGACGGATATGCAGCCGGTCGTCGTATTTCTTCTCGGCGCTCTGCTTGGGGCTTTGCACGTAGGTGCGGGTACTAACTTCGGCTTCGGCAGCCGCCTTGGCCTGAATTTCCAGCATGGTTACCCAATCCTGGGAGCTAACACCGCCGGGCATGGCGGTAAGCATGATGTTCTGAAGGTGAGACATAGAAAGTGAAATGTGATACTATAAGTGAAAAACGTGAAATGCAGGGCAAAAAAATTTACGCCGCTGCTGCCTGTCTGGCACACCGGGTAAGCCACATGGCAACGACCTCACTGACACTGGGCCGTTTACCAGTTTCTTCCTGAATCTTGTTCTGCTCTGCTTTGAGAGCCTTTTCCGTTTCAGCATCAACTACAGAGCGAACGGCGTAGGTTTTGGGGGTTTCTGCTACTTCCATGGCGGTAAAGCGTGGTATGATGTGACAAATATATGTTACAATACGTGTTAAAGCAATACTAGTTGTTACTATTTATCACTAGCCGTTACAGTTTTCCGTTGCTTTGTTCACGGAATTCACTCTTATCACATGTCCAGTACACGAGCCTCCCGACTAATTCGCCTTCGTGATGATGCAGACCTGACCTTGGAGGAGGCCGCAGCAGCTATCGGTATGAGTCGTCAGACCATCTATCGATATGAGTCTGATAATAAGAGTAAGATTCGCGCCTCAGTACTGGAGAAGCTGGCTAAAATCTACAAAACTACTGTAGAGTATATTGAAACTGGACGCGCGTCCGCTGTGAAGCCAGCGCCGGGCCTGTTAGATGAGTTTATGTTTATTGACCAGGACAACGCAGAGTTTATCGACCTGCCTTTCATCGAGCCCGTGGCCTACGGCACCTTCTCCAACAGCTGCCACGACCGAAACTACGGCGACTTTGCCACCATCCGGATTCAACGCCGCCCGGGCAAGGACTACACCAACGCCGCCGTTATCGAGGTGCGCGGCAACAGCATGGCCGACCGCTACCCCGACCGCTCCCAGCACGTGGTACGCCCCGTATCGGACGGTAATTTTCAGTACGCTACCGGCGTACACGCCCTCTCGCTGCGTAGCCCCGCCTTCCTCATCAAACGCATTGTCAGCAACCTGAACGGCCTTATCCGCCTCCGCTCCGACAGCAACGGCGAGGAAATGGAAATCACCCTCGGCGACATCAACTGCCTCTGGAAAGTGGGCGAATCCGTGTACATGCCGGAGGAGGAGTAACCGATGGCTATCCGGTTCTACCTGCACAACAAGGCAACGGCCGGTATGCACCCTATATATATGGAGGTGCGCTGGGCCCGGCACCCGGCGGCTGAGCCGGGCACCAGCCCGGCCGTACGGCTGGGCATTCGCGCCACCGTGCTCAAAAAGTATTGGACGAAAAAGCAGCGCGTCAGCACCCAGGACGAAGGCCGCTGCCTCACTATTAACCGCCGGCTCGGCAAGCTGGAGAAAACCGCCACCACGCTGCTCGACGACGCCGAGGCCGCGGGCCAGCGCGTAAGTGCTGAGCAGATGCGCGAGGCCCTGCTCATCGTGCTGGGCCAGGCCGAGGCCTCCGAGCCCACGCCGGCACCAGCGGAGCCAGCCGCCCCGGCCGTGGCCACTATTGCCCAGGTCGCCCAGGAGTGGAAAACCTTCTACCGGGCCAAGTACAGCCCCAACTACCTGCGTAAAGCCGACCCCATCGTTTCCCACTGGGAAGCCTTCCGGCCGGGCACAACGCTGCAGCAGCTGCTACCCGACCCCAAAACCCGCCGCTCTGACCTGGTAGAGCAGTGGTGCGAGTACCTGGTGGAAGAGGCACCCAACCGGAGCACCGGCGAGCAGGGGCTGGAGTCCAACAGCATCGGCCGCTACGTGGGCGGGCTGCGGCAGCTGCTCAAGTTCGCGGGCCTGCCCTGCGAGTGGCTTACCGACGAGTACACCTACGAGGTAGAAATCGAGCCGCTGCTGTTCGAAGAGGTAATGGCCCTCTACGACACCCCCCTCCCACCCGGCCACATCAGCCAGGCCCGCGACGTGTTCGTGTTCAACTGCTTCACCGGTCCCCGCTACGGTAACCTCAAAGCCCTGCAGCCGGCCGACGTGGTGCTGGAGCAGGGCAGCCACATCCTGGAGTACGTGCAATTCAAGGGCCGGCGCAAAAAAACGAAGGTGCGCGTAGCCATGGACCCGGTGGCCGTGGAAATCTGGCAGCGCTACGAAGGCCAGTTGCCCGTCTTCTCCAATCAGAAGATGAACGACTATATTAAGGAGGCCGCCCAGTTGGCCGGCATCGACCGGCCCGTGCTGCAGGTGCGCCAACGGGGCCCCCACCGTATCGAGCGCCGCGGCCCGCTCTGGCAGTTCATCACCTGCCACCTGGCCCGGCACACCTTCGCCACCCTGCTGCTCGATGGTGACGCCGATTTGGGTCAGGTGCAGAACAGCCTCGGTCACTCCGGCATTAACACCACCCGGCGCTATGCCAAGAGCCGGGAGCAAAAGCGGCACGTAGCCACGCTCTCCGCTTTTGATAAATTACGGGCGTCGCACACTGAGGGCTCCAGTGTGCGACGAGCCCCGGTAAATGATAGTAAACGGTGGTAA